GTTAAACAACGCGGCATCACTTAAAGCGATTGCTCCAAGTCAAGTCGCAGACTTGCTAAAGAATCGAGTTCGTTTGAACGAACAAGGAGAAGCAGAAGTTCTTGATGAAACAGGAACACCAGCTTACACAGATAACGGTTCACAAATGCAAGTAAAAGATTTGGTAAAAGATTTTCTTACTAAGAACCCGCACTTTGCGGCTCCAAGTGCACCAGGCACAGGGTCACAATCAAAAGTCGGAGGCGATGTTGCATCAGAATTAGATGTAACAAAATTAGATATGAGCAATCCTGCTGATAGAGCCAAATATAAAGAATGGCGAACTAAGCAGAGAATGTAATTTAATAACGCCAAGATAATAGGAGAATTACAATGGCTAACACAACAACAACAACACTGAACGACCTTTTGCCACAAATCGTAGCAGAAGCAATGTTCCAAGCAAACGAAAAATCAATTATGCGTGGGCTTGTAAAAAACTTTACAATGCCACTAAACAGTGGTAAATCAATCGTAGTCCCAACTTATCCAAAAGTTACAGCGGCTGCAATCGCAGAAGGAACTGACCTATCAACTGTAGCACAAGCGGTATCAACTGATGGTGCAACACTGACTGTTTCAGAAGTAGGTGCAATGACTACTGTTACTGACCTTGCTCTAAGAACAAGTTCATCCAACGTAATTGCGGACGTGGGACGTCTATTCGGTGAAGCTATAGCCAGCCGGATCGATAAAGATTTAACTGCATTGTTTGGTTCGTTTTCTACAGGCGTAGGCGCGGCAGACCAAACTATCACTGTTAACAAAATCTTTGAAGCAGTAGCAAATCTACGTAAAAACGGTGTTCCAGCAACAGACCTAGCATGTGTTCTACACCCAATGGTAGCTTATGATTTAAAAGCGGCTATCGGCACACAAGCATTTGCAGGTGGTGACTTACAAACAGAAGCACTACGTTCTGGTTATGTAGGAACTCTAGCTGGTGTTCCAATCTTTGAATCATCTAACATGACAGACGCATCAGACAATGATCCTGGCACAACTGGTGACTACAAAGGTGGACTATTCCACAGAGATGCACTAGGCTTAGCAATGATGCAAGATATCCAAATCGAGCAACAACGTGATGCTTCATTACGTGCAACTGAACTAGTAGCAACAGCAGTTTACGGTAAAGGTGAAATCTTTGATTCTTATGGAATCGAGATGGAATTTGACTCAACAATTCAATAATCTGAATTGATTAACTGATTGAGAGGGGAGCAATCCCCTCTCTTAAACGCTACTAGGAGAACGCACAATGGCAATGTCAACTGACGCTGATTTGATTAAATATCAGCCAGATATACTAACGTACGGTATAGATGAATTCACTGACGAACACACAAAAGCACGTGATGATATATTACGTAAATTGCGTGAAGAATGGTGGGTTCGTAGTCGTAATGTTACTAACTATGATATCTCTCGTTCACTACCTAGCTTAGAAATGGATAATACTCGTCTTACAGAATCTCAATTTACTCGTTGTGCAGTGTATCGTGTTCTTTCAGAATACGCTCTACCTATGCTAACGAAGTGGAATTCAGAAGGTAATGAAGACAAGTTTCAAGTTATGATGATGCACTATCGTAAAAAGTTTGATGAAGAATTTAACTCTATTTTGAGAGACGGAGTTGATTATGATTTTGACAACGACGGTACTGTAGATGAAACTGAAAAACAACCATTTCACACTAGACGGATTATTCGTTAATGGCAAAGGTTACTATCAATACCAGTCGTTTTAAAAGATTTATATCTAATTTTACGGATGATTTAGATAGAGCAATCCCAAAGGCTCTAAATAGAAGTGGAGAGAAAATGCGTGAAACTATCTTAGATAGAACATCACGTGGAGTGGGGTTGAGAGGAAGATTTAAACGGTACTCTAAAGGTTATGCAGAGTTTCGTAAAGAAAATGGTAGAGGCACTACACCAGACTTAAACTTTTCTGGTAGAATGCTTTCTAACTTGGATGTTGAACGTAAAGGTCGCAATAGAGTTATTGTGGGCTTTAAAAGAAAACAAGAACAAGAGAAAGCAAAATTCAATCAGAAAACAAGACCTTTTATAGGTGTTACATCAGGTGAAGTTAAATTTATCGCAGATGCTTTTGAGAGGCAATTACAGAGAGAATTGAGATGAGCAAAACAAGTTATAGAGAAAACATTGCAAAAAACATTGTTTCAGAACTAAAAGAAATTAAATCTGTTAGATTTGTTACACGTGATGTTTTTGAACCTGACGAGTTAAGCGATGCTCAAGTTCCTGCAATCTTAGTTCAAAGTGGATCAGAATCAAAAGCTGATAATACACTGACAACAAGACAAGGGATAATAGAGTATATTCTAACAGGATTTGTGAAAGGCAAGTTTTTAGACTCAGCAAGAAACAAATTGTTAGATGACATTGAAACAAAATTGTATGAAGATGTTACCAGAAATGGCTATGCAACGGATACAATGGTTAGGGAAATAAACACCGATGAAGGTGTTATTTTTCCTTTAGGTGCGGTTCAAATAATCGTGCGTATTGAATACTATCACCCAAAAGGTGATTTAGACAAATAACATTAATAGGAGCAAACAATGGCAGTTCAAAAAGGTAACAGCGGAGTTGTAAAGATTGGGTCAACAACAGTGGCACAAGTTACATCATTTTCCGTTACAGAAGAAGCAGATATGTTAGAAACTACTGCAATCGGTGACGTAGCAAGAAACTACACACCCGGTTTAAGACAAATCTCAGGCACAGTTGAGTGTAATATGGATCTTGCAGACGCAGGTCAAGAACTTATGGAAGTTGGTGATACAGTATCACTAGTACTAGGTTTTGACAATTCAGCATCAGAAAATATTTCAGGCTCTGTTATCATCACATCGGCAAACGTTGAGATGGCACCAGACGGTTTGGCTACAGTAACTTTTGATTATCAAACTTCTTTAACTGGTTCATCTGGCACAGCATATACAAAAACTATGCGTGGTGATTTTACACCAGGTAACTAAGATAAGGAATAGAGGTTAATTATGAATGCAATACAAAATGCTACTAAGCATTTCAAAACAAAATTGGCTAATGGACTTGAGTGGGTAGATGTCCCGGAATGGGATACAAAAATATACTTCACTTCAAGTGCTACGCTAAAACAAACAGAGGAAGTGGTAAAGTTACACCAAGATAAAAAGGTAATGGAAGCACTCGTCACAGTATTGATTATGAGAGCATTAAACGAAGAAGGAAAACCACAGTTCAAAATGGTTGATAAATTTGAACTAATGAACAGTGTTGATCCAGAAGTCGTTATACGTGTTGCTAATCACATTCTGAATCAAGAACCGAAAGCAGATGATATCGCAAAAAACTAAAGTCCGACACTGACCTGTTTTTTAGGTTTCAACTAGCAGAAGCACTACATAAAACGGTATCAGAAATATCTGAGATGTCAGTGTCGGAATATTTAACTTGGTCTGAGTACTATAAGATTAAAGAAGACCAAATGAACAAACGGAGTAGGATAAATGGCAAACGCTGAAATACAAATTGAAATTACGGCTCTTGACAACGCAACATCGGCACTAAAAAAGATTGATAGAAATCTTGCTCCAATCAAGAAAAAAGTCGGCGGAGTTGAAAAAGAATTCAACAAAGTCGATAAGAGCATACAAAAAAGTTCTGGCTCTTTCGGTAAGTTTAAAGGACTACTTGCTGGTGCTATTACAATAGGCGGACTTACTGCATTTACTAAATCAGTAGTTGAAGCAAGTTCAAGAGCAGAAGATTTAAAAACTACATTAGAAACTGTTACAGGTTCTGCAAAAGCAGGCGATGAAGCATTTAAGTTTATTAATGACTTTGCTACTCGTACGCCTTTTGACATTGAGACTTTAACAGAAACATTCATCAAACTTAAAGCATCAGGTATTGAACCAACAGAAGAACTACTAACCAAATTTGGTGATATGGCTTCTGTTACTACAGATAGAGTTGGTTCTCTTAATGCTATCACAGACTTGTTTGCAAGAACAACAGCAGGTGGTTTAGGTCTAGAAGACTTGAACAGACTTGCAGATAGAGGTGTTCCTGTATTCAAAATCTTTGAAGAAAAACTTGGGTTAGCACGACTAGAAGTATCAGAGTTTGGTAAAACAGCAGAAGGTGCCGCACAATTAAAAGATGCTCTACTAGAAGGACTTGATGAGAACTTTGGTGGTGGTATGGAAAAAGCATCACAAAACTTATCAGTATCAATGTCTAACTTAGGCATTGCGGCAAACAACGCCTTGATTGCAGTTGGTGAAGGTGGCCTTTCAGACGCAATCAACAATGCCGCAAAAAAAATGAGTGACTTTATTGTTAATAACGAAGACTTAGCAATGGCACTTGGTGAAAAATTAGGGCAAGCTGTTACATTTGTTGTAGATGGTATTGCCTCGCTTTCTTCAGGTATGGAAAAAGCACAACCCGTATTCGAATTACTAGGAACTATCTTTACTGACATTGTTGCTCCTGCTCTAAGTCTAGCTTTTGATGTTATAGTAAAAATCGCTGAGGCGTTGGGCCCACTTGTAGAAACAGTCGCACCATTGGCACAAGAAGCATTCAAAGGCATAGCTACTGTCATGACAGACATTGTTATACCAGCATTTGAAACAGTCATAGGAACTATCGGAACAGTTATTGACAAGATACAAAGCATGATTGATTTCATCGGTGCAGGTATAGGTAAAGTCAAAGAGTTTGGCGGTGCAGTAGGCGACAAAGTAGGTGCAGGCTTTACAAAAGCCGGAGACGCAATCGGTGGTTGGGTTGATGATGGTAAAGACAAGTTAACTGGCTTGTATGATTGGGCAGTAGGTAATTCTCTTATTCCAGACTTAGTTAGAGATATCGGTAAAGAAATGGACAAACTTCCTTCTAAAATGGCTAATCCAATTGAACAAGGTGTAATGCAAAGTAAGAAAGCATTTGGGCCTTTACAAACAGGTATGGGCGGCACGACAGCAAATTCAAATGTTAACTTCAATATTTCAGGCGTCAATGCAGGCGGTAATTCAGGTCAATTTCAACAACAACAAATGAGACAGTATATTGAAGGTATTGCTCTACAAACAGCACACACTGTCCTTAGACAGAACACAGGCTTTGGAGGGTTAGTATAATGTCAGCGTTACCATTACAAACAAAATTATCAGTTACAACAAGTTATACCGCAACACCAAGACATAGACTAGTAGAGTTCGGTGATGGTTACATACAAAGAACACCATTAGGTATCAATCATCAAAGACGTACAATATCAGTTACACACGACAATTTAAGTTCTACAGATGCCACGGCTTTAATTTTATTCTATGAACAAAGATTACAAGATGCAGGAAAAATAGATATCTCAGCAAATGGGTTGTTACGTACTGATGGTCAATTTTACTTAGAAAGTTTTGACGTTCAAATGGCAGACACAAGCAAACGAACAGTTTCAGCAAGTATGAT